TTAAGCTGCTGTAGCCACTTTTCCAAAAGCCTGTGCAACATTATTTAACTTGATGTCGATACGCTCTATCACTCTGATAGCACTCATATCTTGTGCAAACAAGTCGATAACTGTTGAGCCGTTTGTGTCTGTGATTGTAGCCTCTTTTGAAACGTCAACTGTGTACTGTTTACGATCACCAAAGTACATGTTATTGAAATCACCCAAAGCTATAAAATCCAAATCCACTGCGTCATCCGTAACTGTTGGCATAACATCTGTAAATTTGACTGGTAAATCCCAAATCGTACTTACTGATCCCTCACTAGGCATCTTGTATAGATAATGTTCATCCGTTGATTGAATTTTTCTCAATAGATTGTAAACATTCCATGACATGACCCATTTTGCGTTTCTAGCACTTATACTATGAATTGATCCGACTAGATCAAGCAATACATTGAAATCAACTGTAGCCATTCCGCCAGTCGTTGATGCAAAGTTAGTATCTGCATGACCAAAAATACCTTCGTCTGCGTTCATACCTATAATGCCCCATGTATCCTCTATTCGTGCCATTGAAGTCGCTGCAATTTTAGCAATCGCATTAACAACATCCACGTTTGAATCTGCTAGAAGTTCGTTACTGATCGGTACTATTACGGCTACCTTTTCAGCTACTAACTTAACTGCCCCAGTATCTGGTTGATCTGCTGTGATCTTTTCCATTTCGCCAATCCTGTAAGACTGGATACTTCCCATTGTTGGGATCGCAAGATCTTTTCCGACCATCGGCCATCTCTGAGCTAGTTGCCTAACCACTCCTACATCCTCAAGAAAATGTTGAAGTCTGTTACTAAAGTATGATGGTGCTAATTCTTCACCCTCTGTCGATACTCCTGTACCTAGAGCTTTCATCCGATCCTTATCGCCTGCTCGTAAAGCCTTAAAATAATCACATGACTTTTGTTTGTCCTCATGATCATCTTTTGTATTACTTCTGTTTGGCAACTGATCCAAAACTTTTTGCACTACATCTTTTGTAATAGCGGGTGCAACCTGTTTCGATACTTCCTCTGATACTTCATCTAATAGTTTTTTCTTTTCGTCTTTTTCACTCATTATTATTTGTCACCCCCTTGATTATTAAATAAATTTTTCCACTCTCGCAACACGATACCTATTTCCTTGTCACGTTGTTTCAATTCTTTATGTAATTCTTTCAAAAGTGATGGTTCTGGCTTATCCATAGCAATCGCCTTTTGCACCCCTTTTAGCTCTTTTTCTAGTGTTTTGATGCGTTCTATAGACTTTCCTAACTCAGCAGATGAGTTATTAGCTGGTTTTATTATAGAAGTGTATTCTTGGTCTATCTTGTGGAGTTTGTTCTTATAATCTGCATCAATTCCCTTTGCAACCAATGCTTCACTGTTAGCGGGGATCGGTACACAACTCAACTCTAGTAATTCTTGTTGATCGATATTATATGTACTTTTTTCTTTTCCCCATTTTAACACTTGGAATCCGACACTGACTGCGTTTAGGAATCCATCCGCATATAAACTGAATACCTCTTTTGCGAATTCTGTACTAGCGAATTTTATATCAAACATTAACTTGCCGTTTTTCTCGTATACGTTGGTAGCTTTTCCGACTGGTAACTGATCATAATTGTGACCAAACATAACAACAGGGTTTTGTAGGTACTTCTCTAACTTCCATCCCTTCGGGTTGACTCTGTCACCATGACGATCTTCTGTTCCAGTTGATCCGATAACACCTGATATTGTCTGGTTGTCTTTATGTATAGATTTTTTGTTCGCTTGTAAGTTTTTCATAATTCAATTATAACTAATTTCTGGCTAATTCCTTTGCATCATCTTCAAAATACGGCACAATATCACAATGGCAATTGCTGTGCACCACTGGTGACACATGACCGCTCGGAAACTCATTACCCAACTTTCTTATCTTGTTGGCGTTCCCCTGACATATCGGGCAAACATTATCACGACCAGAAGTTAACCACTCAACATACTCAACCAAATCACTCATGTCATACCGATCGTATGTTCCTTTACTCCATCCGCTATTCGTTTCGGTATCAGTTATTAACTCCACACGCCAATCAGTTTGATCTTTCAACATAGTGGCTATTTCCTCGTTGATATATTCCTCCGACTTGTCCTGTAACTCTTTAGCCTTTGCTCTGATTTTCTTTTCTGTTGTGGTTACTATCTGCGTTGCACTATCCAATGCTCTAGCGTTTGAATAGTTCTCGGAATCAGCAGTCCCACCTATACCATAAGAATCACCTGCAATCTCACTCCCCGCATCATAGCTAGCCCCTGCGATAACTTTCACTGTATCAAACCATTCTTGCCTGAATCTATCTACGTCAAACGATTGAGTATTCGACTTGATCATCTTGTACTGTACATTATTAACCATGCTGTTGTACGTGCTTTTCACTAGACTCCTGAACACTGGTATTTTGACAGCCATGAATAAATCTTTTTTAGCTCTGTAGATATTCATTTCCTTGACTGCAATTTGTTTTTGCTTGCTATCCTCAACAACTTCTTCTTCAATCTTTTCTTCTGGAACAGTGTTCTGTGCTTGTAATTCATCGCCACCATCTAGCGGGTCAAGGCCTTCGTTCGTTCTCACTTCATTAACAGTCATCCATACATTGACCGCTTTTGTATACTCATTTACTATCTGTTCTCTATCTTTTGGAACAGGGTTGTCGTAAATAAGTTTTGCCTCGACATCAAACTCGTTAACAAATTGATGGTTCAGAATATCGAAAAATAAATCAAGGTAGGGATCTATCGTATATTTAGCAAATATATATTCAGCACTTTTTGCGTTCGCTAGATTAACCTGATCAGTTATAGCAACAATCGGTTTAGGTACTTTGAATATACTTAATATCTGATCTCGACTGAATTGCCTTTGTAATATAAAATCAAGATCTTTTTGGCTTAAACTCATTTGTCGCCATTCAAGACCATTTTCAAGCAACATCGGTTTATGAGCGTTGCCCATTCCTGAATATGTATCTTTAATTTCACCCTTTAACCGCTTAAATTCTGCATCGCTTAAGCTAGCCTCTGTGGTCAATATCCCTGATGGTCTTGATCCTTGTTTGAAAAAGTTCAAATTCCACTCTGTACTCCTGAGATCTGATTCTGCCTCGAGCCTTGCACGTTCAAGCACTGAAACACCTCGACCCTTCGAGAACGTGCCAGTATCCGTATGCAATGGCGTTGGCCTGAATATCGGCATTATATCTTTAGGATCAAACCTGATCGTTTTGTCGCCTCTGTAATAATCATAGGCTATAACCTGATCGTACTGATCCCTGACAACACCAATTTTTCTAGGGTCATACACTTCAAGTTCCAAAAGTTTACGGCCACTCACTGATCTTACTTTGTGGATATATGACGTGCCGTATAAGAGCATATCCGAGAATACCAAATAAACTAACTGGTTATACCCAAAATCAGCACTAGGGTGTGCGAGAACGTCTAATAACTCGTGATCTTCGACAGTTTGATCGTTCGGTTTTTGTAGTGTGTATTTTACATTCGATACGTTTGACGCAATTGCATCTGTAGCAGAATAGATCGTGCTTTTGTAATAGTCTGTGATTCCGTATGTTCTAGCACCACTTGATCCCCATGACGAAGAAAATGCAGAAGAATCACCACTATAATTTGTTAAACCTTTTTTGATTATGTTGAGTATATTAAATTCCATATTCTAATTATACCTATTATAATTGCCTAATTTTTGGTGTATCCCCATACCCTGCTACCTTTAGGGCAATAACTAAAGCATCTGCCATATCATCGTGTTCACCACTCGGCAAACTTAATAACTCTAACCTAAAATCGTTCATATCTGGTTTGATGTAAACCTGTTTGTTCTCAAAAAGTGGCTCGAGTATATCGTTGTATCGTTCGGTTTTACTGTTGGATACACTCACACTTGTAATAGCAAGTAAATGTTTGCGTCTGGCCTCTGAGATAGTATCGTATTGAAAGCTGACATCCTCAACCCCTGTACGTGTTGGTTTATAATTATTGATCATTTCCTTTAATTTATTAACACGTTGAGACAACCTAATCCTAGCTCGATATACTTCACGAACATACACGTTTTTTGTACCGTCTTTTGTTACCACATCAATCACCACAATTGAAGTAAAATCGCCCTCGTTCGGTTTTTTACCCACTGATAGATCTGCACCGATATACGTTGCAGTATCATCTTTTGGTAACTGATCATAATATTGTATGTATTCTGGTGATATGATTGACCCTAGAGCCTCAAAAGGCCTGCACATATATTCTTTCAGCCAAAATCTTTCACCAAATTTTGATGATATATCCTTTTTCTTTTTAGCCCATGCTTTCACGCTGTAGATCTCTGGACTTAACGACTTCCCCTGTTTTGTTAATACTGGATGTTCGCTATAGTGATAATCACTCGGCAATGATTGATATAGATCATTTTTCTTTTGTGGTGTTCCGATAATGATCACCTTTTTGTTTTCCTGATCCCTGCCGATCATCGGCAAAATATCGGTATAAAATTTGTCGACAGCTTTTTTGTTTCTATCCTCGGAATAAATAACCTTTGAATCAATAACATCGTCTAGAGCAATGATCGTAGGATGTTTACCAATCACACCTTGTCCGTAACTCATGGCTTTCACAATACTGCCATCTGATAATTGCAACTCTGTTGCTGTATCACTTCTGGTATCCTCTAGTTGCAATAATTCTGCTAGTATTGGAGAATTTTCTATCAACCTACGCATCAAGTTATATTTTTCTCTGGCCACTTCTTTTGATAAATGATAGTAGTTAATTTCAATTGGATATTCTCTTTCAATCAGTTTTTTTATCAAGTAGATCAGTAGTGTGAAAGTTTTCAATTGATCCCTGCCGGACATTGTTACAGTCTTGTTATGCTTATCCCAAATCCCATTAAGTGTATTTTGAAAGTTTGTCGTCACCCATCCTTCCGTAACTGCCTCTGGATAATATGGGTAAATGTATAGATCTGCAAAACGTGTTAAGGGCAATTCCCTGATAGCCAGTGGTAACCCATCAAATAGTTGCCTGATCGCTAGCTGTTGTTCACGTGTCTTATATTCCTGCATCGTTTCTTTATATTCTGACTTTAATTCACGTTTAATCTTGTATACCTGTGATTCCTTAACCTGATACATCTGACTTACTTGCCTGAAACTGTAACCATTCAATATCCCCGCTACTACACTACGCTTTAACCCTGTATATTTATTGATTAAGAATTCCTCATCAACTGATCTTTCAACATCCTGCAAACTGGTAAAATCATTTCTTCTTAGCACCTTTTTTAGGTTTTTTATCAACTAGATACTTATACGTTTCGAGCATCTTATCTACGTTACTACCTTCCATGATCGTCTGTGTCCTGTTATC